GTCGATGTCTAGTTGTACGTATACAGTCAACTGTGTGCACACACAGGGATCGGCGTCTGACGTGATCGACGAAGAACAAGACGCCTCGCCTGAAGTGTCGCCAACTTTAAATTTTAAAGGAATTTAAGATGCCGCTTTTGAAAGGTAAAAAAAATATTGGTAAGAATATCGAGGTTGAGCAAGCTGCGGGTAAGCCGCATAAGCAAGCTGTTGCCATCGCGTTGAACGTCGCGCGAAAAAGCGGAGCTAAGATCAAGAAGAAAAAAGGATAGTTGTAGACAAGATGAAAAAGAAAGAGAAAAAGATGTTGATAAAACACATTAAGAAAGATGACGAAGAGTTCAGAAGTCAGATAAAAGATGATATGAAACTGAAAAAACAAATACTTTCAAAAAAAAATGGGAAAAAGTGAAATGGACAAGCTTATTAAGAAAGACAAAAAGAAAATTGATAACATGATGGATACGCTTGTTAAAAAAGACAAGCCGCGAGATGCGGCGCTCAAGAAGATGAAGAATGGAAAGTGTTAAAAAAGTTTCTGGACTTTTTAGAGAAATTTTGAGATACTGAAAGAATACAGCAGGTTAAAACTGTTTTTTTTGTCAGGAGCGTTTGCCGACTCTCCTGACAATTCTTTTTATAGACAAGATTAAACACGCCTTGTCTTTGTTAAAGATTTTTAAGCCAATATCTAAAATCTTCTAACGTTATTGAATTGCTTTCTAAGACTTCTTTGATTTCGTTTGAAAAATAAGAATTTTCGTGTGTCGTCGCGTGGCTCGCGAATTTTTTCAAGCAAATGTGATCTTCTACTAGTGTGTTTATTTTAATGTGTTTTTTTAAATTTTCTTTAGCTATAAGATTTTTTCTTTTGCATTCGTCTAAAGTCGGCTGAAATATTTTTTTTTCATCGACAGTTAGTTTTTCAAAATATTTCATAACTGTTTTGTTGTCGAAAATTGAATGAACTCCTAGGTGTTTTTGGAAATCAAGATACAAATCTTTTAAGCTTATTTCGCCAGATTCTAAAATTTTATCTATGTGACTAAACATGTTAAAATGAAAAAGTGTAAAAGTGTTAAAAACAATGTATTTCTCTCTAAGAAGCGGTTTGCTTTTCATACTTTTGTACATTTCTAGCAATGCTAGTTTTTCCCAATGTACTTCTGTCCAATCTAGTCCCCAAAAATTATCGTCTATGATGTCACACGCATAAACAAATTTTTCTTTATAACTTGAAAAAATAATTGCTAACATATTCACCTTTTTGTTTTTCACTCACTCACTATCATTTAGACTATCTCAGCTGCTACGATCATCAAGCTATTTGCTATCTGAGAGACTCGCTTCGATGTCATCACTATAGCACGACTGCTTTTTTTTTCAAAGAGAAAACTCTTCGTCGAAGAGAAAACTCGTCGCTTGATAAGATAGAGATATCAAAGCAAATGTCTGATCAGAGATATGTGCATAATTAAAATTTACTTTACAGCGTAAAACATCTTAGATATATCAAATAAAAAGTATTGAGAGGTGTTTATGGGAGCCCCTAAAGGGCACGCGCCTTACCCCGGCTCTGAAAGGGGTGGTAAATTCGGCTATCTTGGAAAACCCGAAGGGGCTTTTACAGACGAAGAGCTTCACGAGCTCGGGAAGGGGCTTGTAGAATGGATCGCAGAAGAAGGAAATATATATTGTAAATTTTACTTTGCAAAAAAAGTCATCTTGTGGACTACAGTGTGCGCGATTGGACGACGCAAGCCGTGGTTTCAAGAGTATCTCGACGCTGCTAAACAGATTCAAGAATGCAAACTATGCTCAGAGCCATACTCTAAAGAACTTAACAAAGATGGGGCGCACGCACGCTTTATCTTAGCGCGTCATCATCGAGCTGAGTACGCTGATCCTGCTGCTGTAGTAGACAGCTCATCAGACGCGATCAAAGAAGTATCTGAGCGTATCGCTGCATCAAATAGAAGCGTAGTCGAAGAGCCGCTAGAATGAGCGTAAATAGCTCTTCATCAGTCGCTTACCCAGGTGAGGCGCTTCTCTCAGACAAGCTGTGGCGTCTCGAAAATCTATATAAAATAGTTGATAAGTCGGGACGTCAAGTCTCACTCAAGCTGAATGGGCCACAACTCACACTCTATCGTGCGATGTGGCATCAAATGTTAATTTTAAAAGCTCGACAACTCGGATGCACGACCTACTTTGCGATCAGCTTTCTTGACGACTGTTTTTGGCAAAAAAATGTTGGTGCTGGCATCATCGCTGACAAGCGCGAGTCGGCTGAAGAGATCTTCAAGAAAAAAGTGAAGTTTGCTTATGACTCGATGCCGCCGTGGACGCGCGCTTTCAATAGAGCTACGAACGATCGAGTAGGCGAGCTAGCTTTCGAAAATGGCTCAAGCTTCAGAGTGTCAACGGGCTTCCGATCGGGCACGAATCAAAGACTACTCATCAGCGAGTTTGGAAAGATCTGCGCTAAGTCGCCCGATGTAGCTCGTGAGATCGTCACAGGCTCTCTCAACACTGTCTCAAGCGATCAAATCGTGGTGATCGAGTCAACAGCAGAGGGGCGGGAGGGATACTTCTACGACTTCGCGAAAGAAGCGGAGAAGCTAGCTCTAGAGAAACGCAAACTCTCGCGTATGCAAATGCGCTTTTTCTTTTTCCCATGGTACATCGATCCCTCTTATAAAGAAGGAGATACGTCAATCGTGATCAGCAAAGAAACGAATGAATACATAGACAGGATTGAGGGAGAAGTCGGGCGCAAGATCGACGAAGAGCAAAGGAGATGGTACTCGCTCAAGCAAAAGATTCTGCAAGACAGCATGAAACAGGAGTTTCCGTCTAACCCCATGGAAGCTTTTGAGAGCGCGAACGAGGGACTATACTACGGGCAGCAAATGGCAAAAGTGCGTGCAGAAGGACGTATCTGCAAAGTACACTACAATGAATATTCTCTTGTGCATACGGCATGGGACATCGGACTCGATGATTTTACGTCGATCTGGTGCTTTCAAATTAGCCAATCGGGACAGATTCAAATAATTAATTTCTACGAAAACAACGAGGAGCATCCACGTCATTACGCTCAGTGGCTAGATAGTCAAGGCTATACATTTGGTTGTCATCTGTTTCCTCATGATGCTCGAAACAGGGATAAAACTAGCACTCTCTCATATGAGAACGTAATCTCGCCGCTGTTGCGAGGCACTGTCATTGTGCTTAATCAAAGCGAGTGCGGAAAACTTGCAGGCATTCAAACAGTGCGCGCGATCCTTGGGCGGTGTGTTTTCGATGAAGAGAAGTGTATCGCCGGCGTAAAGCGCTTAGAAGCTTATCGTAAGCAGTGGAACGCAACGCTCGGCTGTTTTCGAGATGACGCAGTACACGATGACGCTTGCCATGCGGCAGACGCTTTTCGATATCTGGCTGTGGGCTTATCTAAAATCGGTGAAAATCACAGTTCAATCGAAGGTGATCTTAAAGCTCTAAGAGCTTACTGGGGCGGATGATTCGCTGAGTGACGGCTTAGATGGGGTTTGTTTTTTTACATCACACTTACAGACTTGTGCTAATCCCAAAAATATAATTCTATCCTTACATTTATCGCAATTCATATTTTCACTTAACTTTCTTGTTTAAAATTATAGTCTTCAGCAGCTTGAAAAAAAAAGCTAGAGACTATGAAAAACTCAGATCCGATTTTTTGGCCGGACGATCAATACAATCTTTCTTTGAAGCAGTCTAGAGACGAAAACTTTTCAGACTGCATAAACATTTTGCAAACAATGTGGTATCAAGCCGATCTCGACCAGCGTTTTGCGCTTGGCGATCAAGACATTTGGGGTTCAATCTTTCCAGGCGCAAACAACTTTCGTCGTAAGATGTTCAATTTTAACTTGATCAATGCGCAATTGCAAATGATTTCAGGTTATCAAAGACGTAATCGAAAGTCTACTATCGTTATTCCGCTCAAGAACTCACAGCAAAAAACCGCTGATCAGCTCACTAAATGCCTCTATCACGTCTACAACAAATCAGGCACTTATCAAGTTTTCTCTGACGCTTTCGAACAAGGAGCGCTTACACAAGGGCTTGGCTTTATCTCTCACTATATCAGTTACTTAGATGATCCGGTGTCGGGGGATATTTGTCATCGATATGTCGATATGAAGAGCTGCTTATTTGATCCGTACTTCAGGCGTCACGACATGAGTGATGCGAGATACTTTTGGACTCGACAGTTTTTCGACAAGCTAGAAGCGGCTCAGCTTTATTACGAGTGGCACGATGAGATTATGGGGCTGCCGGCGGGAACTTATCGCGATGATAAGTTTTACTATATGCCAGAAGTTTATCAAATACAATTTCCAAACGTAATAGCATTTGATGAATATTGGTATCTCTCTACGCGAGAAGCAACGTATTTAGTCGACATAGAGACGGAAGAGACGCAAGAATACACGGGCGATAAAAAAGATCTAGATAAGATAATGCGGATGTTTAAAGGAAAGCTTACAACGATTAAGAAGCATCGACAGACAGTGCGTAGAACTGTCATTGTAAACGATAAAGTGCTTGTAGACGAGCCAAACCCTTACGGCTTAGACAGATACCCTTATGTGCCTGTAATTGCGTACTTTACACCAGATTCTCCATACTATGCGTACAAATTCAAGAGCGCCGTGAGGGACTTAAGAGATCCGCAATATCTTTTCAATAGGCTTAAAGTTAGCGATCTAGATACAATAGAATCACAGCAGCAAGGGATTAAAGCAAAAAAAGGCGCTTTAGTTACTCCAGACGACGCAATGAATTCGGGTAACGGACGCTTTCTTTGCATAGATCCAAAATTTCAGATGGACGATGTGCAACAAATGGATATTCATCCGCCATCCCCGGTTCGCCTAGAAATGGAAAACATGCTCGAACAAGTCATGAACAGAATTAGCGGTGTCAATGAAACACTGCTAGGTACAGACATAAACGATAAAGCTGGAATCATTTCGATGCTGCGTAGTAGCGCGGGCATTACTACACTCACACGCCTTTTCGATCAATTCGACGAAGCGCAAAAGCTAAGTGGCGAAATGGATGTAGAGATGATTCAAAAGAACTACACGTGGGGCAAGATCAAACAAATCATTGGAGAAGATCCAACCGAAGAATTTGACAGTAAATTATTTCTCAAATACGGTTGCAAAGTAGTGCAAGGAGCTTTAACAGAGACTCAACAACAACTGCAACTTCAGCAGCTTCTTTATTTTAGAGAAACTACGCAAATACCAATACCCGCAAAAGTCATTATCGAAGCCTCAACGCTTCAAAACAAAGGAGATCTTATTGCGGCCATCGAAGAAGAAGAGAAAAAACAAGCTCAACAGCAAGAGCAAATGGCAAAATTACAAATGCAACAAATTCAAGTCGACAACGCAACAAAAATCGGCTACATGCATTCACAAGAAGCTCTTGCAGCTGAAAGAACAGCAAAAATACAAACTGATGTTGCCGTGGCTCAAGATAAGCTTAAACGCGCTCAACAAGAAGATACAAATAGCCTGCTCAATCTTATCAAAGGCATTAAAGAATTGGAGGGGATGGACATTGAACATCTTCAGTCTAAGATAAATATTATGCAGCAATTGAATCAAGAAAATAAGGATCAACAAACAAAAATTAATCAGGAAAACCAGGAGATTTCATATGCATAAGGGTAAACTTGGGGGAAAAGGAGAACATATTGGAAATATGTCTCCGACTGTTGAAGATATGCAACGGCCAGAATCGGTATATAATCAGAAATTTTTAAATCAAACGACTGAATACATTCCTCGTCACAACAAACTTGAAAGCCAAGCGTCTTCTAAAGTCAAAAATCAAGGGTACAAAGGTAGATACTCATGAAAAACGTACCTATCCAGAAGGGCCCAATCAAAGACAATGAGCCGACTATGAAAAATAGCACATATGCTCAACGAGCTTCTTCTGACGCAAAAAATGATGGGCTTAGGAAGAGCATGAAGGACATGACTTTGATGACACCTAAGTATAAAAAACGTTAGACTCGACAACCCGCTTCACGGGTTTAAGAGGTTTATCTTTGAAATTGGGGTTGGGACGCCAATTCCCAATTTCGTCTTTGCAGAATCCGAAATGCCAGTAGTCTTCATTCAAAAAAGCCTTTAATTGTCGAATTTCTTCAGCTTCATAAAGTCCTGGATTATTTATTCGATTATGAATAAAGGATTTATGAGGTAAACACCAGCAGAACTCTGTTTTGTCTAGCTCAGGTGTAACTTTGAAAACTACAGTGTCAGACTCAGGGAAAGGTCTAAATCGCGTAGTGATAATCTCTCTCTTGATAGCTCTTTTCATGAGCAAATCTTTCTTTTCGTAGACAGTAATGTAAAACTGTTTTCCGTTGTACGGATTTGAATCGATACACTTATTCAAATCCTCAATCAAAGATGTCATCAACTCTCTTGAAAGATCTCCGACTTCTATCGTTTCACCGGGTGAACAATTTTTAGACGCTTCCCTGTAAATCGCACCAACTGTTTTTCTTGAAGGATCAAGAAAGCTTTTGTTCTCCATAATTCAGCCTTTGTGGTAATCGGATAAAATTTATTTTTCTTGTCCAATAATTTTTCTTGTCTTCAAGAGAGCAAAACGCGCTGCAATTCAAGGCTCTTTTACTTCTAGTCTCAGGAATGGGTTTGTGACAATTTCGACATGTTTTATGTTTTTTGTCTGGCGATGCAGACAATTTTTTTTTGTACTCGCAAGAGTAGCAAATATTTTGCTTGAAGAAGTCTTCTTGTGGCTTTTCTTTTCTGCACTGCTCACAAATCATTATGTCTCCGGATATGTTTCAATCCGGAATATTTTAAAGACGTACAAAAAAAACAATGTTTTTTAATCAACCTCTTATTTAGGTTCAAAATTTAGGTTTACACGTCCTTCAAAACGTGGTTCGGAGTAAACGGGTCTTCTCCAACCCAAAGGAAATGACATGGACGATGAACAAATTAGCGAAAATGTGCAGGTCGCGCCTGACGAGTTATCGGTCCAGGAAGGGATTGAAACGAAAGTTGAAAATTCACAAGAAAAAAATTGGCGTGAACTCAACCGGGCAAAAAAGGAATTAGAAAAGAAAGCAAAGATGCAAGAGGAGTGGATTGAAAAGCTGATGAGGAATCAAAACCCCCATCAAGCCTCTCAAGTCCAAGAGGTAGATGAATTAGACTCTATCGCTGACGACGATCACTTGGTGAAGTCACAAAGCCGAAAGCTTGTGAAAAAGGAAGTGGCTCCGCTCCAAAAGCGTATCGATGAGCTTGAAATGCAGCTTCAGCGGCAATCCGAGTTTAATCGACTGAATAGCTTAAAAAGTAAATTTTCCGATTTTGACGAAGTCGTTAATCCTGAAACATTAGCAATTTTAGAGGAACAAGAACCAGAACTAGCTCAAACAATCTGCGAATTGAAAGATCCCTACAAGATTGGGGTGCAGTCTTACAAATACATCAAAGCACTCAATATTTCTGAGAAAATTCCCTCTTCAAGACGGTCTAGAGAAGTTGAAAGGAAAATAGAAAGTAATAAAAAGACTGTTCAAAGCCCTCAAGCTTTTGACAAAAGACCTATGGCTCAAGCCTTTAAAATGTCTGAAGAAGAAAAATCTAAGTTGTATGAGGAGATGATGGGATACGCATCTAGAGCTGGTTTCGCTTATTGAAGGATAAAATATGGACGTTAATATCGGGACGATGCCGCCGCAGATTCAACAACGTTACAACGATAAGTTATTGTCAACTCCTGAGAAGAACTTGATTTATAATTTATTTGCTGTACCTGTTGAACTTCCAGACAATCAAGGATTTATTGATAGACAAAGCCGTTATGACAGGCTTGATCTGTTTCCTGTGCCTCTTGATGATGCACAAAACAACTCCCCTCCTCAGCAACTTAATCGCGTGGATATAGATTGCCGAGTTAGAGTTTACATGACCTATGT